CCTCCCACCCTCCCTCCCGCCCATGGGTGGGGATTCAAAGAAGGAAGGATTGCGACAGCGCACAAAAAACCCCAGCCGATTGACTGGGGTGATTGTTAGAGTATAGCTAGTAACAACAACGGTAACAGCACGGTGCTGAACCGGCGCAGCACTAGCCAGCTTATGACGCCAGCTAGTGCTACCATGTTAGGCTACATAGCCATTCTTGCGAAGGGTAGTCTTATCGCTGCTATAGTGTGCAACGATAGCGACCGTTCCTTGGTCCGCTTTACCCGCCATGATCGCTTCAACGTTTTCATCTTCATCACGCATGGTGTTGATCATTTCAACGATCTTGGTTGAGGTTGCTTCGCCACCGAGTGCAGCTAGTGCACGTAGGATAACGCCTGCTTGACCTTGAACCGATGAACCGTTAGCAATGCCGGTGTCGGTAATCTTCCAAACCTTTGCAGCTGAATTAGATGCGCGGGTAACAGGTGCTGAAGCGAGCTTCGCTAGATCTTGTTTGTTCATAATGAACTCCTTATTTTAAAAGAACTTTCTGCTTTCTAACTAGCCATTGGCTAGTGTTATAATAATAGCCCAAGGGCAAACGAATGTAAAGGGAAAAGGCAAACTATTTTTCAATCGTCGACCGCGTATATATAGAAAAATACAATGACCCCAGCACCCCCTTTTTGGGCGAAGTGCCGCCCCTCCCAACCCGCCCTTAGTTTCTAGGACACGTGCTGCAAAATTTTTTGCAAATTTTTTCTGGGGAAATTTTTGATTCGATTTCAGGGTTAAATCTCGGCGTCTCACGCGGCACACCCCAAGGTCCATGGAACAGGGTTCATGGTTCATGTACCCTGACCCTAGTCACCCCACCGCGAGGCACTGCGTGCAGGATCCTTTACTTCGCGAATTTTTGGTTCTATAGTTGTGGCACTTGGTCCTTGAACCCTGCACCTTTATGGCTAGAAAAAAGAAAGAAACAGAACCGGATCCACGTTTAGCGGATGAGTTGAAGATGTCGACCGAGATTAATCTCGATCCAGCGGTATTAGCTGGGATGTCGGAGGAGCAGGCGCGAGAGTATCTCTTGTTACAAGAGAAGTTGTTGCGTATTGAGAACCTTGAGAAGCAGCGCGGCAGTTTTTTAACGTTTGTTAAGGCGATGTGGCCACAGTTCATTGCGGGTAGGCACCATAAGATTATGGCGGACGCATTTGAGCGGGTGCGTAGTGGTGAGTTGAAGCGTTTAATTATCAATATGCCGCCGCGACATACTAAGTCAGAATTTGCCTCTTTCTTATTACCGGCGTATTTGATTGGTCATAAGCCGGATTTAAAGATAATTCAGGCGACTCACACGGGTGAGTTGGCGGTACGTTTTGGTCGTAAGGTGCGTGACTTAGTAGCGGACCAAGATTATGGGACCTTGTTCCCAGATACTCGGTTGAACCCTGATAGTCAGGCGGCGGGTAAATGGGAGACGTTGCCGTCTAAAGGAGGATTACGGGGTGAGTACTTTGCGGTCGGTATCGGGGGTGCGGTAGCCGGTCGTGGTGCGGACTTGTTTATAATCGACGACCCGCATTCAGAGCAGGACTATAAAAGTAGAACGGCGATGGATGAAGCGTATGATTGGTACGAATCGGGTCCTCGACAGCGTTTGCAGCCGGGGGGTGCGATCGTTATTGTAATGACACGATGGGGTTTGAATGATCTTACCGGTCGGTTGTTAAAAGAGGCGGCGAAGAATCCGAAGGCGGATCAGTGGGAGGTGATAGAGTTTCCTGCTATCTTACCGTCAGGTAAACCCCTTTGGCCAGAGTTTTGGAAGTTAGAGGAATTAGAAGCGGTAAAGGCTTCGTTGCATACCGGTCCTAAGTGGCACGCACAGTATATGCAGCAGCCGGTTTCTGAGGAATCGGCGTTAATCAAACCGGGTTGGTGGAAAATTTGGCAAAAAGACACTATACCGCAATGCGACTATATTATCCAGTCATACGATACGGCGTTTTTGAAAAAAGAGACTTCGGACTATTCCGCTATTACCACGTGGGGTGTTTTTTATCCCGAAGGCAGAATCGGCGACGAGCTTTACGACGGTCATGCGGCGCATATCGTTCTTCTTGATTCGGTTAAAGGACGGTTTGAATTTCCGGATTTGAAGCGTGAAGCGTTCCGGTTATACGAATATTGGCAGCCGGATACGGTTATTATCGAAGGTAAGGCGTCAGGACTGCCGCTAACACAGGAGCTACGAGCGACCGGTGTTCCGGTGCAAAATTTTAACCCGTCAAAGGGTCAAGATAAGCATGCAAGGGTAAATGCGGTTACTAGTATGTTTGAATCCGGATTTGTGTGGATGCCTGATGAACCTTGGGCGCATGAGATGCGGGACGAGTGTGCGGCGTTTCCGAACGGAGAGCATGACGATTTAGTGGATTCGATGACACAGGCGTTGATGCGCTTCCGTCAGGGTGGTTTTGTAAAACTGGATACGGACTACGAAGAAGAATCGGAAGGTAGAAGATACCGCAGAAGAGTTTACTATTGAGATGATCACGCATATAGTTAAGCCAATTCCAAAGAGGGCAGATAAATGCCAGTAGATTCAGCATTAGAAATTGTTCCACCAACCGAAGAAGAGTTGTTGGCAGCACAAGAAATCGAACTGCAAATGCAAGATGGTCCGATGCCTCCAGAAGGTATGGATTTTATTCCACAAGATGACGGTGGAATGATTATCGATTTTGATCCTATGACTTCTATGATGCCCATGGGCGAAGTTCCACATGGCGCAAACCTTGCTGAATTTTTAGATGACGATTTATTAGATCCGCTTGCTGCAGAGTTGATTGATCTTTACGAAGAAGATAAAGAATCACGTGCGGATTGGTTACAGACGTTTTCTGAAGGCTTAAATTTATTAGGTACTGAGAACGAAGAACGTACCGAGCCGTTTGAAGGCGCAACCGGTGTCCATCATCCGTTATTAGCTGAAGCTGCAACGCAATTCCAAGCACAAGCGTATAAAGAATTACTTCCGGCTAACGGTCCTGTAAACGTACAAGTTGTTGGTCAAGATAAGCCAACTAACAATGACCCTAAAGCACCTGAAGCTCCACATGGCATGACGCTTGCTAACCAAGCGCAGCGTGTTAAAGAGTTTATGAATTATCAGATCATGCATGTAATGGAAGAGTATGATCCTGAGTTAGACCAGATGCTGTTTTATTTACCGCTATCCGGTTCAGCGTTTAAGAAAGTTTATTACGATGCAACGGTTGATCGTGCGGTATCGAAGTTTATTACTGCAGAAGATTTAGTTGTTAATTACTCAGCGACTGATTTACGCACAGCAGCGCGTATTACACACGTTGTTCAAGTTTCAGAAAACGAGTTGCGTAAGCAACAGGTTTATGGATTCTATAAAGATGTTGATCTTAAAGGTCCAGCATCCGATCCTAAAGAATCAGCATTAGATAAAAAGATCGATGAGATCCAAGGTTCATCGCCCTCACGCGTGGGTAATGAAATGTATACCTTGCTTGAGATGCACGTTGATCTTGATATTCCGGGTTTTGAAGATATTCATCCGGATACCGGAGAGCCTAGCGGTATTGCGCTTCCGTATATCGTAACCGTTGTTGAAGATACGATGCAGATCTTATCGATCCGTCGTAACTGGGATGAGCAGGATGCGCGTAAACTGAAGAAAGATTATTTCGTTCAGTATAAATTCCTTCCTGGATTAGGCTTCTACGGTTTTGGTCTAATTCATATGATTGGCGGACTTTCAAAGTCTGCAACCTCGATTCTGCGTCAGTTAGTTGATGCCGGTACGTTGTCTAACCTACCTGCAGGTTTCAAGGCACGTGGTATGCGCATTTCTGATGAAGCAGAGCCGATTGCACCGGGTGAATGGCGTGACGTTGATGCTCCAGGAGGTACTCTACGCGACTCACTAATGCCACTTCCTTATAAAGAGCCATCGGCGGTGCTTTTTCAGCTACTCGGTATGCTTGTTGAATCAGGTCGTCGCTTTGCTGCGATTGCTGATATGGCAGTATCCGAGACCGGTTCTCAACAGAATCCGGTAGGTACTACGCTCGCATTACTTGAGCGCGGCACTAAGGTAATGTCAGCGATTCATAAACGTTTACATTACGCACAGAAAAAAGAGTTCAAGTTACTTGCTAAAGTTTACGGTGAGACACTTCCTGATTATCCATACTTAGTTAACGGCGGTGATACTGCGGTTATTCGTGCGGACTTTGATGATCGTGTCGATGTATTACCGGTTAGTGATCCTAACATCTTTAGCATGAGCCAACGTGTAATGATGGCACAGCAGCAGTTGCAGATGGCACAAGCTGCACCAGAAATTCATGACTTGCGTGAAGCGTATCGTCGTATGTATGACGCGCTTGAAGTTAAGAACATTGAGTCATTACTTAAGCCGAAAGATATTCCGCAGCCTAAGACTCCGTCGCAGCAAATTCAAGATATCTTGCAGAACAAAAAAGTTCAGGCGTTCCAAGGTCAACCGCACATGGTTCATATCAGTGCGTTGATTTCGTTTATTATGCATCCAATGATTCAAGGTTCACCAGAGTTCTACATGAATGGTGTTCAAGGTGTTATGGGTCACGTTAACTTAATGGCGCAAGAACAAGTTCAAGCACAGATGCAACAGCAAGTAGCACAGATGCCCCCACAGATGCAGCAACAAGCTATGCAGCAGATGCAAGGTCAGATGCAAGCGCAGTTAGCGCAAGCAGAGCAGCAGATTTTGGCGCAAGTTATTCAGCAGATTATTCCTCCTCAGCAACCTGATCCAATGCAGAAGATGCACGAGACCGAAATGCAAGTCAAGATGCAAACAGAAGCACAGAAATCTCAGGATACTCAGGCCAGAATTCAAGCAGACTTGATGAAAGCTCAAATGGCTACCGAGCAGAAACAACAAGAGATGAATGCAGATATAGTTATGAACGAACAGAAGATCGCTCAAAATCGTGAGGCTGCAATGTTGAAAGAAGAGACTGCTCGTCAAAAGACGTTCGCAGATTTACAACGCGAGATAGCTCGCGCACGGGGGAACAACAATGCGATGTGATGCAACCGATTGTGCTCATAACGAGCAAGGTCAATGTAATGCACCTGAAATGTATGTAGATGCAACTGCGTGTTGCGCTACTTATAAACCAACAGGTATGAAAGAAGAGATGCCTGAAGAAATGATGGGTGGTCCGGGTGGACAGATGGATAAGGCGTTGTACTAATGGCTAAGAAAACTCCCTGTTGGGAAGGCTATGAGGCGATTGGGATGAAAGAAAAGAACGGTAAAAAAGTACCGAATTGCGTACCGAAGAAAAAGCCGAAAGGTTATAAATGCGGCGGTATGGTAAAAGGTTACAAAGAAGGTGGTCTAGCTCGTGGAACTTGCCGAGGTATGCGTAAAGCTACTAAAGGCGGAGGTTATAACAAGTAATGCCTACGAAAAAGAAGAAGGTATCGGCAGCGAAGAAATACGCTAACGGTACAACTTATAAGGACTCGGCGGGTAAAACGCATAAGCGTGTAGCTCATCCGGGAACAAAACGCGGTGATGCATACTGCGCAAGAAGTAGTGGACAGAAAAGCAAAGACGGTACTAAGTCTCCAAAGTTAGTTGCTCGACGCAAGGCTTGGGGCTGTAAAGGTAAGAAGTCGGTTAAATAATGGACGCTATTCAGATAACAGAATATCTGCTCAAAGAAATACGAGGTCGTAGGACTGATATTTCTGAAAAACTCGCTTATGGTGGTGTCGCTGATTGGGACCAGTATAAGCAGCTCGTTGGCGAGGTTTCGGGTCTGACCTTTGCTGAAAACGAAATTGTAGACCTGCTAAAACGCTGGGAGAAAGCGCAATGACCATTCCAGATCGCGTTTTGAATTTCGATTCAAAAGAATCTGATGCAACGCCTGTAGTACAGGCAGAAAGTAAAGATTACACGCAAAAAGAAAACATGGATCAATTACCGAAACCAACCGGTTATCGAATCATGATTTTACCTTACAAAGTTTCAGACAAAACTAAGGGCGGTATCTACATTGCTGAACAAACGCGAGAGCGTGAGCAAGTAGCAACTGTTGTTGGTTACGTTTTGAAGAAAGGTCCTGATGCGTATAAAGATCCGGATAAATATCCCGAAGGTCCTTGGTGTGAGGAGGGAGATTGGGTAATTTTCGGTCGTTATGCTGGGGCGCGTATTCCGATTGACGGCGGTGAGATTCGTTTATTAAACGATGATGAAGTTCTCGCTACTGTTGATGATCCGGAAGCAATTTTGACGAAATACTAATTTCGCTTTACTTTTTGAATTTCCTTGAACTAACATTCAAGCACACATGGAGAAAGCCATGCAAGAAAATGCAGCTGAACAAATAGAGCTAGAGATCCCTGAAGGGGAGATCGATAATCGTGAAGCCGATGTTACGGACGAAGTACCTGTAGAAGCGGCTACTGAAGAGGAAGAGCAGGAAGAAAAACCTCTTTCTGCCGAAGAACGCCTTCAACAACTTATTGGCGATGACGATGAACTTCGCGAATATGGTGATGGTGTTAAGAAACGAATTGATAAGCTGACGTATAAATACCGTGAAGCTGAACGTCGTGAGCAAGCAGCGTTAGATTACGCTAAAGGTTTACAGGCGGAACTTGAGAAACAGAAGGAATCTGCTAAACAGCAAGATAATACTCTTTTCCAAGAATACACTTCTCGTATTGATACTCAGTTAGAACAAGCTAAGGCGGCATATCGCGCTGCGTTTGATGCAGGAGATCCTGACGCAATCGCAGAAGCGAATCAGCAACTATCTCGCCTTGCTGTTGAACAAGAGAATTTACGCCGCGTAAAAGTACGTCGTGAGCAGGAAGCTGCACAACCTGTACAACAGGTTCAGCAACCTCAAATGCCACAACAACCGGTTCGTCCAGATCCTCGTGCAGAGGAGTGGGCTGAGAAAAACAGTTGGTTTGGCGATGACGAAGCGATGACTTATGCTGCGTTTGGTATTCACCGTAATTTGGTTGAACGCGAAAGAGTTGACCCAACTTCGGATGAGTATTACAATCAACTTGATTCACGTATGAGAGAAGCATTCCCTCATAAGTTTAAAACAAGCCGTCCCGTGCAGTCGGTAGCTTCAGCTACTCGTAGCAATCCGAAGCAACAAAGTGCACGCAGTAAAATCAAACTTTCACCCAGCGAGATTGCGATAGCAAATCGTTTAGGGGTGCCTCTTGAAGAGTACGCCAAGTACGTCAAGCGTTAAGGAGCAATCTAATGCCAATCGATCGGACAACTAGAGCCGCACAAACTCGTGAAAAAACTACACGCAAGAAGTCGTGGACGCCTCCATCTATGTTGGATGCGCCAGAAGCCCCAGATGGTTATAAATATCGTTGGTTGCGAGAAGCAACCGGTGGTGTAGACGATAAGGTAAATATGTCTAAGCGTATGCGCGAAGGCTATGAACCAGTTCGTGCAGAAGACCATCCAGAGTTTATGGCACCTACTGTTGATGACGGTAAGCACGCAGGAACTATTGGTGTGGGAGGATTAATCCTTGCCAAAATCCCCGAGGAAATCGCGGATCAACGCAACGAGTATTATCAGCAACAATCTGAAAATGCTATGGCTGCTGTAGATAACGATTTAATGCGGGAAAGTAACGCGGCTATGCCGATTTCTAAACCAAATCGCCAGTCGCAAACGACGTTCGGTAATCCTCTGAACAAAGGTTCTGAGGATTAGTACATAATCTTTAGGAGATACTAGCGATGGCTAATACCGATGCCCCTAATGGATTTACCCCAGCATATCATTTGTCTGGTGGTACTATCCGCATGAAAGAGTATCGTATTGCAGATGGTTATGCTACCTCTATCTTCAACGGCGACATGGTTAAACTTGTTGCTGCTGGAACAGTAGAGCAAGCTGCTGCAGGCGATTCTGTAGTTGGTGTATTTGCAGGTTGTCAATACACTGCTGCTAACGGCGAGATTAAATTCTCAAAATACTGGCCTGCGTCAACAGACGTAGCAGGCTCATATGCAACTGCATATGTTTACGACGATCCAATGATTGTGTTTACTGCACAATTTGATGGCGCGTCAGGTATTGCTGATATTGGTCAGATGGCAGATATCGTAGTAGGTACAGGTAATACTACTACTGGTCGTTCTGCATCTGAAATCAGCAGCACTACTGGTACCAGCACTGCGCAACTGCGTATTCTGGATTTTGTTGATTCACCAGATAATGATCCAGCATTAAACAACGCTGTGGCTTACGTTCAAATCAATGAGCATGAGTACAACGAGTCAGCTGCTGCGACTGGTATTTAAGGAGACTAAATAATGGCTATTAATCGCGCACAACTCGTAAAAGAGTTAGAGCCAGGATTGAACGCATTGTTTGGTCTTGAGTACTCTCGTTACGAGCAACAGCATAACGAAATCTTCGATAGCGAAAATTCAGATCGCGCATTCGAGGAAGAAGTAATGCTATCTGGCTTCGGTCAGGCTCCAAGCAAAGGTGAAGGTGCAGGCGTAACTTACGACTCAGCTTCAGAAGTTTGGACTGCTCGTTACACCCACGAAACAATCGCTTTGGCATTCTCACTGACTGAGGAAGCAATCGAAGATAACTTGTACGACAAGCTCTCTTCTCGCTACACCAAGGCATTGGCTCGTTCAATGAACTACACCAAGCAGGTTAAAGCTGCAAACGTGTTGAACAACGCACACTCTGCAAGCTACACGGGTGGCGACGGCGTGGCATTGTTAAGCACCGCGCACCCAACTGCTATGGGTGGTACTGTTGCAAACAAGCCTGCTACCGCAGCAGACTTGAACGAAACTTCTTTGGAAGCAGCGTTGATTGCAATCGGTAACTTCGTAGATGAGCGTGGCTTGAAAGTCAACGTTCAAGGTAAGAAGTTGATTATTCCTTCAAGCTTGGGCTTCGTAGCTGAGCGTTTGATGATGTCTGGCAACCGCGTAGCGACTGCTGACAACGATATCAACGCGCTTAAGTCTCGTGGTATGTTGCCAGAAGGTTATGTAATCAATAACTACCTAACCGACACAGACGCTTGGTTCATCAAAACTGATGCACCTAACGGTCTGAAGCACTTCCAACGTGCTGCTATGAAGACTGGTATGGAAGGCGATTTCGAGACTGGTAACGTACGTTACAAGGCTCGCGAGCGTTATTCATTTGGTTGGTCTGACTGGCGTTCAATGTACGGCTCTGAAGGCGCGTAATTGAAGAAACGAGAAGCCCCCGCAAGGGGGCTTTTTTATGGGTTGCCAAAATTGTTTTGGCAGTCTATACTCAGCCAATACAATTTGTATAGATTCCTGTTTTTAGCTAATTCAGGAAGTTGACGCCGGACACGGCAGGAGCAAAACATGGCAGCTACTAATTTCTCAGGTCCAGTTGTATCAACTGGCGGTTTTACCGGTGACGTAACCGGCACTATTACCCTCACTTCTACTGTTACAGCATCACTTCCAGCGGCTGCTTCTAGCACTGGTCAGATGTACATCATCACTGACAATGGCGCAGGCGATGACGAATTTGCATTGGTTGTTAGCGACGGTTCTGCTTGGGTTAAAGTTACTACCACAGCATTGACCTAATAGGAGACCGACATGGGTATGCGCTCAGATGGTAAGTCAACTACGTTGACATCAAGTGGCGCGGTCTTTGGCGGTCCTGCACGTATTGCATCAATCTACTATGTAGCTAGTGGCACTGCGGGCAGTATTATTGTCAACGACGGCGGCTCAGGCGGTGGTGCGGTATTAACTATCGCTACTCCTGCATCAGCTACCACTACGCAGTTCCTTGACTTTTCGGATAATCCGATTCGTTGTGAGACAGATGCGTATGGTACATTGAGCAATGTAACTTCAGTTACTTTTGTGTATGTATAAGTATGGCTGTATCAAGTACGACAACTTGGACACTCGATGCTGCTGAAGTAATCGAAGAAGCGTACGAGCGTTGTGGTTTAGAACCTCGTACCGGCTATCATGCGCAAACTGCGCGTCGTAGTATGAACCTGCTTTTAGCTGATTGGGCTAATCGTGGGATTCATCTATGGATGATAGCTTCAGTATCAGAAGCGTTAACTGCAAGTACGGCTAGTTATACGCTTGATGCTGATATTATCGATATAATGGATGTTGTTATTCGACGTGATGGAACTGATTATTCATTAGAGCGTATTGCTAGAAATGAATATCAAAACTTACCGGTAAAAACAACTGAAGGTCGTCCTACACAATATTGGGTAGATCGTCAGCGTTTAGCACCGGTTATCCATTTGTACCCAACACCTGAAAACTCAACAGACACTTTACGCTTCTATAAGATGGCGCGAATGGACGATATCAACGCTGCGGTAAATAACGCAGACGTGCCATATCGTTTTTTACCGGCATTAACTTCAGGTCTTGCGTATTACCTTGCGGTAAAGCGTGCACCTGAAAGAGTAGAGATGCTAAAAGCCTTGTACGAAGAAGATATGGTGAGAGCTGAGCAGATGGATCGTGATGATACTAACTTACGGGTAGTTCCTAGTCTGCGAGGTTACTAATGGCGTTTGCAATCGGAAAACACGCTATTGCAATATGCGACAGATGTGGATTTCAAGTTCCTTATCTATCGCTAAAGCTAGAATGGAACGGAAGTAGAGTATGCTCAAATTGTTTTGAGTCTAAGCATCCTCAACTTGAACCACGTGCTAAACGTGCCGATCCTGAAGCTCTTAGACATGCACGTCCGGCTCCAGATGAAGACCCGGTAAGCGCAGCTGATGCAGCGGCTTATCAGGCATATTTAAATAGTAGGCAGTGATGGCAGGTTATACTTACACAACGCTGAAACAAGCTATACAAGATTATACGGACAACCAAGAAACGACGTTCGTCAATAATCTAGATAACATCATCAGAAACGCTGAAGAGCGTATTTTGAAAACAATTCCGTTAGAGACGTTTCGTAAAAATGCGTCTGCAACGATGACAGCAAGTAACCAATATCTTAACAAACCTAGCGACTGGTTAGTTACGTACTCTGTTTCAATAGTTGTTAGCGGAACGCGTAAGTTTTTGCAGAATAAAGACGTTAACTTTATTCAAGACTATTGGCCTACTGCGGCGTCTACAGGTGAGCCTGTATACTACGCAGACTTTGATGTTAGTAAATTCATCATTGCGCCAACTCCGAGCAGTGCTTATCCGCTAGAGATTGAATACTATTATCGCCCAACCTCGCTTGTAGATGCTGCTAGTGGTACGACATGGCTTAGTCAAAATGCAGGACCGGCTATGTTGTTTTCCTGTTTAGCTGAAGCTTATATGTTCATTAAAGGTGAACCTGACATGATTCAGGTTTATGAGCAAAAGTTCCAAGAGTCTTTACAGAATCTCGGCGTATTTTCTCAAATTGAAGGCATTGATTTCTTACGTAGGACATCCGCGTAGTGTTTGAAGTTAAAGTACAAACAACAAACAACCGGGGTTTTACCCCCGAAGAGCTTGCTGAGCAGGCTTTAGAAAAAATTGTGTCGGTGTCTGATCACGCTGATCCAGTTGTGCGTGAGCAAGCACGCGCATTTCAAGATCGTATTCGTCAGGTGTTAGTTCATTATTTGAAGCAGGCAGCTACGAGCGACAGAACAACGGTTTGTGCGGCACTTAGTGCGGCAGGCCACCCTAAACTATCTGAAATGATTCGGAGGCTCTAATGGCTATTACTCAGGCTATGTGCACAAGCTTCAAACAGGAGCTTCTGACCGGCACACATGACTTTACTAACTCAACTGGAGATACGTTTAAAATTGCGTTGTACACCAGTTCAGCAACTTTAGGTGCAACTACTACTGCGTATGCTGCGACTAACGAAGTATCTGGTACAGGCTACACCGCTCTAGGTAACACTCTTACTTCAATTACACCTACTACTTCAGGCACCACAGCTTATTGTGACTTTTCTGATACCACTTGGTCTTCAGCAACAGTTACAGCTAACGGTGCATTAATTTATAACAGTAGTAAGTCTAATAAAGCAGTAGCTGTATTGGCGTTTGGTGGGGATAAGACTTCTACCAATGGCGACTTCACTATTCAGTTTCCAACAGCTGACGCTTCTAACGCGATAATCCGTATCGCTTAATACAATGGCGTCGTCTACAGAATACGTCGGTTGGGGTCGAGCAACGTGGGGCCAAGCGTCCTACGGGCAAGACATCACTGTCGTTTTTGTAGATGGTAATTCGGCTACAGCCTCAGTAGGGGCTGAAACTGTAACCGCTAACGCGGTTTTATCTGTATCTGGGGTAGCAGGAACTACGTCACTAGGCGCAGAAACTGCTGTTGCTCCTGCGCTTGTAGAAGTTACTGGTGTCGCAGCTACTGGCGCTATTGGTAGCGAAACAGTCGTTGAAGGCGTTGGTGCTGTATTTAGTGTAACCGGCGTTGCAGGTACGGGTGTAATTGGCGAAGAAACTATCATCGCCAAAGCAGTGTTCGATGTTACAGGTGTTGCAGGTACTACCGCTCTAGGCAGTGAAACAGTTACCGCTAATGCTGATGTTAGTGTAACTGGCGTTGCAGGTACTACATCGCTAGGTAGCCAGAGCTTAGTTACTAACAACAACTTATCTGCGACTGGGCTTGAAGCTACAGGCACTATCGGAACTTCGGTTGTAGCCGCAGCAGCTAGCGTGACCGTAACAGGCGTTGCAGGAACCACAGCTCTAGGCGCAGAAACTGTTGTGGCTAAAGCAGTAGTAGAGCCTACGGGCGTATCAGCTACCGCTAATTTAGGCGCTGAAACAGTTGTTGCGAAGGCAGTTCTTACCTTAACGGGCGTGTCTGCAACAGCTACACTAGCGTCAATAACTCAGAAAACGGTTAACCGAGTACAAGTTACAAGTGTTACCGCAAGGGGTTATTTAGGCGCAGAAGATTTAATATCTAAAGCTGTTGTCAATTTAACTGGCGTTACAGCTTCAGGTTCTGTAGGAAACGTTTTTGTTTGGGATCTACCGAGCATAACTGATCCGGCGACTTCTTACACAGAAATAGGTACCGATGCACCTGAAACTACGTATAATGAAGTGGGCACATCTGTACCAGATACAGATTGGACCGACATAGCGGCTTAATTGGAGCTTAAAGATGGCAAGTACATACTCAAATACTGGTATTGAACTCATCGCGGACGGTGAACAGTCCGGTACTTGGGGACAAACTACCAACCTAAACTGGCAGATTATCGAGGAGCTTGCTTCTGGTATCGTGTCGGTTGCGTTATCTGCGACTACTTATACGCTGACCACTACTGACGGTGCGTCATCTGAGGGTCGTCACGCGGTTATCAAATTCACAGGTTCGCCCGGCGGCGCTTGTACAGTCACTATTTCACCTAATGACATGCAAAAGGTCTACTGGGTCGTTAACGGCTCTGACCAGTCAGTTATCTTATCTCAGGGTTCTGGCGCAAATGTCACTATTTTGTCGGGCAATACCACAGCAGTTTACTGTGACGGTGCCGGTGCCGGTGCTGCGGTTACTGAGCTTTCAGCGGGTATTGACTTAGATACTATTGTTTCAAAAACCTCAACAACAGGTTCAGCAATCTTACCTTCTGGTACTACGGCTGAGCGCGATGGTTCACCTGCTGCGGGTTATTTGCGTTGGAACAGTACTGAAGGTTCAGCTGAAGTTTACGACGGTTCTGACTGGGGTTCAGTTGGCGGCGGCGGTGCGGCAGAGACCGTGTACGTTGAACACGCGCATACATTGGCAGCGAACTCTGAAATCGCCAGTGGCAACAACGCAGTTTCTAGTGGACCAATTACTATTAGTACAGGCTACTCGGTTACTGTACCGTCAGGCTCTATTTGGACAATTGTATAAGGAAGACCCATGAGTAAGGTAAAAATCCAAGGTAACGCAAGCGGTACAGGTACTCTTACTGTTGCGGCTCCTAACACAAACACTGATCGTTCTATTACGTTGCCAGATGGCGCAGGTGAACTTGTAGTTGTAGACGGCTCAGGAAACATAAGTAATAGCAATATTGCGTCAACTGGTAAAGCCATTGCTATGGCTATCGTATTCGGAGGCTAATAATGGCTGCACCAAACATTGTAAACGTAAGCACGATTACTGGTAAGACTGCGGTTCAAGCCGTAGGTACATCAGCAACTGCTATTGTCACTAACTCAGCAGCGAGCGGTAAGGTATTCAAGGTTAATGCTTTATACGTTTCTAACGTAGACGGCACTAACAATGCTGAAATCAACGTAGACTTGTATCGCTCATCTACTGCTTATCACATCGGCAAGACTATCGTGGTTCCTGCTGACGCAACTCTGGACGTGATTAGTAAAGCAATCTACCTCGAAGAAGGTGACACATTACGCCTAACCGCTAATGCTGCATCTGACCTTGAGGCTGTTTGTTCATACGAAGAAATATCATAAATGGCTACATTCCCAGACACTACTGGTGCGTCTGGAATCTGGACGCTAAAGCAAAACAAACGCGCTGAGAAAGGTGATAACTGGCCTTCTGCTCCTATTTTTGCTGATTTCTTAGTTCAAGCTGGCGGTGGCGGTGGCGGTAACAACTATGCAAATTCACCTTATGAGGGTTATGGCTCGTCAGGTGGCGGTGGTGGTGCAGGTGGTTTAAGAACATCTTACGGATCAACATCTGGCGGTGGAGCATCCGCACAACCTTCAATTGAATTGACTTCTGGAACAACCTACACATTTACTATTGGTGCAGGTGGATCAGGAAATACATCATCAAGTGTATCTGGAAGCGGTGGAACTTCATCTATAACTGGTTCTGGTTTTACAACCGTAAGTTGTACTGGCGGTGGTGGTGCAGGTGGCGGTGATGTTACTCGAAATGGAGCATCTGGTGGCTGCGGCGGCGGTGCAGGTGGTGCTGATACTGCAACAACTTCAGGCGGTAGCGGAACATCTAACGAAGGATATGGCGGTGGTTACGCATGGGCGCATCCTGCTTGCGGTGGCGGCGGTGGCGGAACAGCAGCAGCAGGTCAGATTGCTCAGTCAGGTGGCGGCGGCAATGGCGGTAATGGTTTAGCTGTATCTATTACAGGTTCTTCTACCTACTATGGTGGTGGCGGCGGCGGCGCAGGTTCGCAATCATATAGTAAGTCTGCCGGTTCCGGCGGTTTAGGTGGCGGTGCAAACGGAACAACTAATAATACTGTGTACGCAGGTACAGTTAACACTGGCGGAGGTGGCGGCGGTATCGCTCAATTTGTAGCACCACTTGCTAATAGAGCAGGTGGCAATGGCGGATCAGGAGTAATCATCTTACGATTACCTACCGCTTCATACTCAGGCACAACTACTGGCTCACCTTCAGTAACTACCGATGGCTCAGACACTATTCTGACTTTCACATCTTCTGGTTCGTATACGGCTTAAGGATTAAACGATGGCAGACAATCCAAGTTCAACAGAAGCATCTGGCGTTTGGTCTTTAGACGACAACTACAATGCAGAGGCAGGTGATAACTGGCCTGTTAATATTGCGTATGTAGCCGCTACTGGGGGGTCTGTAGTTACTTCTGGTGATTACAAAATCCACACATTCACATCGTCTGGTACGTTTACCGTAACTGATTCTGGTAATTCAGCAGGTTCAAATACTGTTGAATATCTAGTCATTGCAGGTGGCGGCGGTGGAAGAACAGCCACTACAACCACAGGGTATGGTAGAGGTGGCGGTGGCGCAGGTGGTTATAGAAACTCTTACGCTAGTGAAACATCAGGTGGCGGTAGTTCAACTGAAGATGCTTTATTAGTATCTGCTCAAGCCTACTCAATTACTGTTGGAGCAGGTGGCGCAGGGTCTAGTAATGGTAATAACTCTGTATTTAGCACAATCACTTCTATTGGTGGCGGCGCAGGTGGTGAAACTACTGGTAATTCAGGCGGTTCAGGCGGTGGCGGCGGCACCTCTAGTGCTTCTGGTGGCTCAGGCACTTCTGGGCAAGGCTATGTTGGTGGAGATGCAACTTCTAGTTCTGCCGGTGGTGGCGGCGGTGGCGCAGGTGGAGCAGGTAGCAACTTTCCAAGTTATCCAACTTTCGGTGGAAATGGTGGTAGTGGTCTTACATCAAGCATTACTGGCTCATCTGAAACTCGCGCCGGTGGTGGCGGCGGCGGCGGTGATTACGGCGGTAGTGGTCAACATGGCGGCGGTGATGGAGCAAGTCAAGCTATTAATGGTTCCGCAAGTTCAGCAACTGCAAACACAGGTTCTGGCGGTGGTGGTGGTACTCGGTCTAATGGTTATGACCCTCAAGGTGGCTCTGGTGGCTCGGGTATAGTCATCATCCGTTACAAATTCCAGAATTAAGGAACACACATGGCACAATTTCCAAGTACAAGTTCTGCTTACGGTGTTTGGTCACTGAAAGAACAGCGTGATGCTGAGATGGGCGATAACTGGCCTGAAGTACCTATTATTTATGACATTGAGTATCTGGTTGTAGCTGGTGGTGGCTCTGGCGGCGTATGGGTCGGCGGTGGCGGCGGCGCAGGTGGTTATAGAAACTCATATGCTTCTGAAACTTCAGGAGATGGTAGTTCAACTGAAACACCAGTAAGCGCAACTGAAGGGTCGGGAACAACATACACCGTTACTGTTGGTGCCGGTGGTTCTGGTGTTGGCACTAGTGCTAGTGACGGTAATGATGGAAGCAATTCAGTCTTTGGCGCAATCACTTCTACAGGTGGCGGCGGTGGTGGCAATAATGCCTCAGGTAACGGTAGAACAGGCGGTTCTGGCGGCGGCGCTTCAGGGTATGTGGGTAGTGGTGGTTCTGGAACAGCCAATCAAGGTGGTGATGGTTCCGTTGGTACTTCTGCCGATGATGGTACTGGTGGCGGTGGTGGTGGTGCCTCTGGTAATGCTACAGGTAGAAACGGTGCTAATGGTTTAAGTTCATCTATCACAGGCTCAGCGGTAACTCGCGCAGGCGGTGGCGGCGGTGGCTCAGGCGGCACAGCAGGTACAGGCGGCTCTGGTGGTGGTACTGCCGGTGGCGTTTACGGTGGAGCAACCTCAAGCGCTGCTGCAAACACAGGCTCAGGTTCAGGCGGCGCACGAGATACTGGAACCACAACAGGTAACGGTGGTTCTGGCATCGTCATTTTGCGTATGCCTACAGTTAACTACTCAGGCACAACCACTGGCTCACCATCCGTTACAACTAGCGGCTCTGATACAATTTTAACTTACACTTCTTCTGGCTCTTACACAGCATAGGTAAATAAACATGGCACATTTTGCTCGCGTTAACGCACAAGGCATCGTTACTCAAGTAATCGTTGCCGAACAAGACTTCATCGATGGTTTGGCTGATGCTGATTCATGGGTTCAAACTTCTTACAACACTCGTGGCGGTAAGCACTACGACCCTGAAACAGGCAATGAAGATGGCGGTACAGCACTGCGTAAAAACTACGCAGGTATTGGTTTCAAGTATGACTCAGACCGTGATGCGTTCATCCCACCACGTCCATTTGCTTCTTGGAATCTGGTTGAAGAAACCTGTTGGTGGGAAGCACCGATTGCTCGTCCTGAGTTAACTCAAGAGCAGATTGATGCAGGTTCGTACTACATCTGGGATGAAGATACATACCAAGCTGACAACACTCAGGGTTGGGTGTTGATTGAGTCAGGGGTTGAGTGATGAGTGATTTAGAGCGACTAGCGAAACTTGAGCAACAGCAAGAGGAGCTGATGCGGATCGTGCGTGAGAACCATGATGATCTCAAGGAAGTTAAGGAGTCGCTCACCAAGTGGAAAGGTATTGCTGGTGGTATTGCCATTACGGTATCTGTTCTCTGGGCTGGCATCTTATTCATTGCTGACTTCTTAAAGAGATGAATGACAACTTGAACAAGCTATTGACTTCGATGATCCCACTCGTATTGGCAGCAATGTGGTGGGTAATTCAGTCTATTGGTGAAGTTCAACAGGACATTCAATCCATTAGAGGCAATATGATGATGCTGATTGACCCTAATGGTCAGATCATTCCATCACCAGACAATGCGTTAGCTAGACAACAGCTACGCGAAAACCTTATTGAGTACATTCATGACCTTCAGGTGCGCGTAAAGCTCCTAGAGGAGCACCAGGGGAAATGATCGATGGGTCTAAGTGAACTCATACTGATCATGGCTATGGAGACTGCTACTTGGAGCATTGACTCTGATGGCATCCCACAGATTTGTATGAAAGTTCCTACAGAGACAGAAGGCGAGACCTTTAAAGGTTGTACTTCAGTACCAGATGAAGTCCTTTACAAGTGGCTGAATGACACAATGGTAAAAGTATGAGCAAGATGAATAAAAAAGGCGCTGCTATCCTTAAGCGCATTGGTGTATCAGGCTACAACAAGCCTAAACGTACACCTAATCATCCGACTAAAAGCCATGTGGTTGTGGCTAAAGAGGGTGACAAGGTTAAGACCATACGTTTCGGTCAGCAGGGTGTAACGGGTGATAAGAAGCCTACTGCTAGACAGAAATCCTTTAAGGCAAGACATGCTAAGAACATAGCTAAAGGCAAGATGTCAGCAGCATTCTGGGCTAACAAGGTTAAATGGTAATGACTCCAGTTCTGATCAAATGGGTAGACATAGTCAGTTGGTCAGGCTGGAACGATGAGCTAATCGAGCAAGGACAAGACGAGCCAGCAGTATTCTATACGGTCGGGTTTATCCTAAGAAAAACAAAGACAAAGCTCACAATATCCGATACGGGTAACGCTATTGGAAATATCACCACATTCCCAATGGGATGTGTCCAAGAGATAAAGGAGCTAACAAGTGAACAACCTAACAGAACTACTAAAGTACGCAAACGAAAGTCAAGCTAAAAAGATTCAGGCCTATATTGATTGTGGATGCAATGCCACTGAAGCTGGCAAGATCATAGGCGTTCACAGAACCAACATTACCAGGGCAATCAAATCTGTCCGTAGAGCAGCGTCAAGAAGGGGACACTCCCCCGAACATGACATGACCCACCCTGTCCCTGAGGGTTTCAATGTAAAGGGTGTATCCACCTATTATGATGAAGACGGCAAAGTCAGAGGCCAGTGGGTCAAATCACAGGAAGATAAGCAAGCCCGCATAGATGCCCTTGTAGAGCGATTAGAGGCGTTTGAATGGAAGCCTGCACCTAAGATTCCCTGCAAGGTTAAAAAGCATGACAGCGAGCTGTGTACGCTTCTGACGATCACAGACTTCCACATGGGTATGTATGCCTACTCCAAGGAGACAGGAGATGACTGGGATACTGGCATTGCCGTAAAGGAATACCTAGCCGCAGTACAGGAAATGTGTGATGGCTCACCCGATTCTGAGATAGGTATCTTGAATCTACAGGGTGACTTCCTCCATTGGGATGGATTAGATGCTGTGACTCCTACTAGCAAGCACGTTCTGGATGCTGATACCCGCTTCTCTCGTCTGATCGATATGTCCCTTGACGTGATTATGATGTCAGTCGAGATCATGTTAGCTAAGTTTAGCCAGGTTAAGGTGATTGTCTGTGAGGGCAACCATGACTTGGTGGGCTCTATGTGGATTCGTAAAGCCATTAAGAAGATTTACGAGAAGAACAATCGGGTTGAGGTGGATGACACTGACTTCCCATTCTATGCACACCTTCATGGTGACATCATGTTGGCCTTCCATCATGGACACAAGGTCAAGAACGGTAGCTTGCCAGCATTATTTTCTTCAGAACCCCGTTACAGAAAGATGTGGGGTATGTCAGAATATACCTACATCCATACGGGACATTACCACCATACAGAGCAGATGATGGGAGAGGGTGGTGGCGCTATTGTTGAGCGTCATCCTACTCTATCGGGAAAGGATGCCTATGCTGCTCGTGGTGGATATCATTCCTGGAGAGCGGCACATGCAATAACGTACCACAAAGCGTACGGGGAGCATCGCCGAGTAACTGTAACCCCTAAGTTTAAGGTAGAACATGACTGAAGAAATGAAAGAAGTAGACCCAAGTTCTGCGAAGGAACAAGCGTCTAAGTTTATTGGGAAGTATGGCCTAGGTGTCGTACTTGTTTTGGTGTTAGCTGGCATCTACGCAGCAGGATCATTGGAGGCAGGTACCCTAGCGGTAGTCATGTCGATGATATCTACTGTAGTGATGGCTGTAATAGGCATTCTAA